CATGACTGTCAGCCCTCCTTATCTGATTACTCCAGATGGACGGTTAGAAGCCCTGGCCTGTTGGTAGCAGTCCGGGGCTTCGTTGGTCCTTCTAGTTTATCGAATGCGTGTACGATTACCGGCATTATTCCGGCCTATTCACTGGGTTTTCTCGTAGTCCACAGGCCTATCCACAGGCTTTTGCTTTTTGCTTTCGCGCCCAGTGCCCGTGTGCTTCGTCGGCTGCGGCTTGGAGTCCTTTTCGTCCGCCGTGGATGGGTGGGGGTAGGCGCTTTTTGCCGGTGGTGACCTCGAAAATGGCTTCTTCCATTTCGCGCCTCCGCTTGGCGTATTCTTCGGCTTTGCGTTTGGCGGCCCGGATTTCCCGGAGTTGCCGTGCGGTTTCCTCTGCTTCGGCCTTTTGCTGTTCGGCTTCGGCTTGGGCTGCGGCGAGTTCCTGGGCGTAGGTTTGCTTGCCTTTGTACTGATATCCCATTACTTGCGTTGTCCTTTCATGGCTCGGCGGATTGCTTCGTTAGCGGTTGGATCCCTATGCACGTGTCCGGTTCCGCGTTCGGTGGTTGGGCGTCGGTCGTCCCAGTGGCAGGCGCAGGCTCGTTGTTGAGCGCACGCCTGCCAAGGAGTCCAGCAACAGCCGCGGGCGCAGGAGGTCACTGCACATCCTTGAAGTGGCGGCGCAAGTAGTCCGTGCCCGCCGTCTTATGGCCTTGGCTTTCCCAGTGGTCAAGCTGCTTCAATAGTTCGCGGATCCGGCCTAGTGGCGTATCTCCCTTGGCCTTCACTTCGCGGTTGTATTTGATGCCTTTGTGCACGATCTGATCGCCCACTCGGGTTGTCTTCGGCCCGATCGTCTCCACTTCGCCTACAACTTCTGGCTTGAACTCGCTGGGCAGCGCCCACCAGCCGATCACGGGGCGTTCGACTTCACCCTTTGATTTGAGGGTGCTAATCATGCCCGTGACCTCTCCTTGGAAGAGGCCGTGGCGCTTGCCGATGGAGATGAGTTCTTGCGTGCTGACTGCTCCGTGCTTCATGGCTCGGAACATGTCGTCTCGTGCAGCGTTCTGGGCTTGCTTATTGAATTGGTGCGGCTTCGGCATGGTGGCTCCCTTTGGACGCAGCCGGGGCGCCCCGTGTGGAGCGCCCCTTGATGGCTGGTGTTATCGGTTGTCGAGTGTGTGAGCTAAGCGGCTGATTCCCACTTGCCCGCATCGTTCTTGTCGAGCGTTACCTTGCTGATCTGCCGGGAAGCCGCCTGATAGACGCAGATGCCTTCCGGGTTCATGAAGCCGGGCGCGGCGACGGAACCGTTCACGCGCAACGATTCGACGGCGGCAGCAATCGCGGCGGTATCGTTCGGCCCCTCGTAAAGCACCGGGACTACAGCAAGGTTCAGGTCAAGGTCCTCTTCCAGATCGGCATAACGTGCCGTGTTGAACAGGCTGAACCACTTCTCAGACATTCCGTACTTGCGCTGGATCCCGTTGCCCCACCATTCGCCGTAGTGGAGTCCTTCGCCTAACAGATCCACCAGCGCGTCGGCGTTCGACTGGACCCAACCCGCGAACCCGTAGTTGTCTGTCTGCTTGCCGGGCGTAATGAGCCGGGATCGAGACTGGGCATAAACGCCCATGAGACCGTCCGGCGTTGGGATTGTGGCGAAGATGTTCGGGTCCCGGTCTTCCTCAGCGAGCCCGCGTTCAACCGGCACGATGCCGACTGCGGCGTTTGTCCCGTCGATCTTCTCGGTGATAGTGATGTTGCGGAGTAGGCGAGGGGTCTTCGGCCATTCCTTGAACTCAACTGGCATTTGTTGTCTCCTATCGGTTGTCGAGTGCGGCGTATATTTCCGCGAGTGTCCCGGTGATTGGCCCGCAGTCGTGCCGGTCAACCCGCCCGTTCGTGATGGACAGTTCGCCCTGGCAGCGGTGGCAAGACGTCAGGAACGACAGTTGATCGCCGCGGGGGCGAGTACGGAACGCCATCAGAACGGCGGTTCGGTCGGTGCGGGTTCGTTACCCCACGTATCAGTGGCGGCTTCCTTCTTGCCTCCCCAGTTGCCGCCGCCGTTGTTGCCGCTGCGTTGGGTGCGGTTGACCTTGGCGTTGGCGTACTTCAGTGAGGGGCCGATTTCGTCAACCTCAAGTTCGATGACGGTTCGCTTCTCGCCCTCTTTGGTTTCGTAGGACCTGGACTTGAGTCGGCCTTCAACGATGACGCGCATACCCTTGGTCAGGGATTCGGCCACGTTCTCCGCAGCCTCCCGCCAGACGGCGGCGCGAAGGAACAGTGTCTCGCCGTCCTTCCACTCGTTGGATTGTCGGTCAAAGGTGCGCGGGGTCGAGGCGATGGTGAAGTTAGCCACCGGGGAACCGGACGGTACGAATCTCAACTCAGGGTCATTTACAAGATTCCCGATGACGGTAATTGTGGTCTCTCCGGACATGCTTAGGCTGCTTTCTCTTGTGCATAGCGCCGCCGACGTTCGGCGGCATTGCGGTTTGGTTTGCGATCCCGTTGACGGGCGCACTCTCGACACCGAACCTTGTAACCGTTCGGCTCGACGTACGTGTTTTCGGGCGTGTACTCATGCCCGTTACGGCACTTGGTGTCCATGCCGTTTAGCAGGCGATAGGTGAGGCCGCGGCTACTGTTCTCCATCGGCGTCACGGCTTCCAAATGGGAGGGGTTGACGCAATCGCGTGTCCGGCATAGATGGTCTATGTGCAGCCCTGCGGGAATCGGGCCGTTGACGCTCTCATAGGCGAAGCGGTGGGCCAGTTCGATAGTCCCCTTCGTGGGGTGAAAGACGCCATATCCGTGATTGCCGATAGCTGCCAGGAATGTCCAGCATTCCTCCGGGCCTCGCTTATCAACCTTTTCCCAGAAACGGTCTTCGGCGGGACGGGATGCGCGACAAATTTTGGGTACCATGACTGGTAGCCCCTCTCTGCTAGTACCAGATAGCGGGTCAGGCTCCGGGTGGTGTTGCAAGCACCTCCGGGGCCGTTCCTATTCTATCGAAATTCCGCTAGATTCCGGGGATTTTGGGGCCTTTTCGCCTGATGCAAGCGCCTGAATATGCGCCAGAATTTCCGCATCGGCACCAGCAATCGAAGCCGCCTTCCAGAGCGCCCGTAACAGGTCGCGGTCACCTTCGGCTTGTTCCGCTTCTGCGAGGAAGTCACGGGCCTGCGGTGCGGGCTTGTGGGCTTCCTTGAGGGGCTGCACGGTGAACACTGCTGACCGGCCCTTCTTGACTAGCAGGGGAACCTTCAGCGGCTTATCAAGGCCGGTCATGTGGCTGATCCTGGTTCCGCCTACAGCTTCGTTGCCGAACTGCACGGACGGGTCACAGTAGAGCGTGACGGACTGCCCGATGTACGCGGAGGTTTTTGTGCCCCATGCGGCGGCGATAACCCTTCGCATGGATTTGCCCGGACGCCAGACGCGGGGGAAGCTGGCAAGGTGGAAGTTGAACGGCTGCTCAGCGTTGTGCTTGCTGACGTTCTCAATCGTGAATGTGCGCGGCCCGGAAACCAGGTCTATCGCGTCGAGCTGGTCACTCTTCGGCGCCAGGCTTTCGGTCATGTCAAGGTCCATCAGTACATCTCCAGTTCTGCGAAGTGGTCCAGGCGTTCGGTTGCGGGGAGGTTCTTGGTTGCCGCTGCGTAGGTTGCGAGCATTTCGGCGGCGTTCGCCTCGAACGTCAGGGCCGCATCAGTGATCGCGTCGAACCATTTCTCGTTAGGCTCTACGCGCTTCGTCCATAGCGGCATTCCTGAGCAGAAGGACACGTAGTCCAGCCATGCACGCCCTGAAACAAGCAGCCCTGTCTGTACCTGGGCCATGTTTTCCAGCGGCACTTCGTCGGCAAGGATTGTTTGCAGGTGCTTCTTCTGGGCGCGGGACTTGATTTCGATGAGCCCGTCATCACCAACGAGCCCATCGGGTGAGTAACCGATCCGGTATTTGCCGAAGTCCTTGACCATAAAGCCAAGCTCGGTCACAGGGGCGTGATGTTCGGCGTAGGCGTCACGGGCATAGGGTTCGTCAAGGGTGCCGCGCATCATTGCTTGGGATACCTGCATGGGCTCTACATGCCCGGTGATGCGTTCTGCAACGAGCGTTGCAGTCAGTCCGCGTGAGTAGTCGTTCTTCGCTACCTTGACCGTACCCGGCGTGATGAGCTGACCCATCACGGACGCGGTGACGATGCCGCAGCGTGCCGCCAGCCACTCGTCTGTTCCTTGCTCCAAGTCGGCGTATGTGGTGAGTGTCATTTGCGTGCTTCCTGTAGGACCCATTGGAGGGCTTCGGCGTGGGTGGTGAAGGTGCGGAAGTCGATGGCTGTGAACGCTGTCCAGGGCCGGTCGAACTTGGCGTAGTGGGTGCCGTCGCTGAGATATTCGGCGTTGTAAACCTGGGCGCGGCGTGGGTCGTTGCCGGCGCCAACCCGGATCCGCCTGTGAGCGGGCAATAAAAAACCGCCCTTGTCGGCGGCTAGTTCTTCGTGGAGTTCGTACATGTCACGTCGTGGTGGTTGCTTCGTTGGGTTGCACATTGTTCTCTCCGTGCTTCGGGCAGGTCGGGTCAGTGGGTTTTGGGTGGGCTGGGTTGTACCGCCAGGGTGGGCAGGTGCAGCCGGGGTAGCGGTTCGTTGGGCGGTGCCAGAACGATGCAGCGCCGGTCCCGACGTCGGGGTGGTTGATGCCGTGTTGATCGAGCGCCATCGTGGCTCCTTTGCCTTGTTGTAGTCGGGGTCCCGCACAGACCGGCTCACGACGTGGCTCTACTGGCGCGGGCACGTTCGCGGGCGATGTCCTTGAGGTTCCATTCGATGTGCTGGTCCCATTCGCCGTCGGGTATGTCCTTGGCTATCTCAGACAGTTCGCTCAGCCGGACGGCTGCCCTGCCGCCAGCGCCCCAAACGTCGCATACGGCCCGCACACCCGCTGCGGCGGCCTCGCGTCGGGCTTCGGCTTTGGCGTCGGCCACCAACCCAAACCCCGCAGCAGACAAGGCGGCGGACTGGTGCGTGATAGCGGCATCAAAGCTTGGGGCGGCGTAATCGCATTTGAAGCAGTACCAGCCGCCGT